TTGCCATTGGTCGTGGCCATTACGTCACCGCTATGTTTCTACGCAGGCTGTCCGCCTGCAAATGCATGAGGGCAGGAATGTGGTCCTGCATGGCGAAGGTTCCCGCCTGGGACTGGTTGGTCACCGTTGAAACTGTCGTGACGGTTCCAGAACCAATCGTTGCGGTCACGTTGAGGTTGGCCGCTGTCGGGTTTTCAGCCAGCACACGCAGCCTGCCCGCCGTATCCGGCATGGCCATGCCTTGCGTGCGGGTCAGGGACTGCACCGCCATGCGCAGGGCTTCGATGGCCTCCAACAGTTCGCCGCGCTCTTCGGTCGGAAGCGGATTTCCGTTGGACGTTTCGTGCGCAATACCGTCCGCGCCGTGAGTTATCTTGACGCGCTGGTAAAGCACACCGCCAATGTCGTCGGCAGCAATGGTCGCGCCACTGCCGGGGGTATATCCTACGTTATCAGCCATTAGGCGTTCCCGTCTGTAAGCGTGAACGTATTGATAGTGAAAGACTGCCCCGCCGTGAAGGACGTGCTGCTGACTTCCATGTCCCCGCCACCACCCGTCGCCGTGACCGTGCCTTGCAAGTGGCAAGTCGTTCCCGCGCTGTCGTAAAGCCGGAAATGCGCCGCCGTGCCCGTGTTGTTGGCCGACAGGTCTTGCCAGCTTCCGGCCAAGGCTTTCGTGCCGCCCGACGCATTGGCCATCCAGTCACTAGGCAGTGTCAGTTCCGCCAGGATGGTCCCGCTGTCAGCGGTTCCGCAGTTGGCAGGGGCAGCCCCCGTGCGAATGCGGATGATGGCACTTGTCCCCACCGTGGTTTCAATCGCGTCAAGGCGCGCGTTGCGCACCGCTGTCGATAGCTGAATGGCCATTAGTTGATTGACCCCGTCACAATTTCCACCCGCTTCTCACCCGTGCGCGGGTCTTTGACCAAACGCTTCGGCGCGGCCATGACACCGGCCACTTGTGCAATCGCCTGCGCTGCCTGCCCGATACCGTCCGCCGCCTGGGCCATGACCTGTGCGTTCTGCGCCATGACTTCCGCCGTCTGGGCCTGCACCGCGATAATGGCCTGCGCCGTCTGCTGCTGTGCCGCCACCATGGCTTCCTCGCCCGGTGTCAGGTAGCTGATGCTGGGCCCTTCCATGTCGTCGCCTTCCATGGGCTCTGCCGTGGCACGGGCGCGAATGCTCGACTTCATGCTGGCCTCGCGCATGGTGTTGACGTGGCCCTGCCGGTCGGACACGAACTTGAACTGCGCCAACTGCATGTCACGCTGATGCTTCATGTCTTCGGCTTGCTGCTGGCGGACCATTTGCTGCTGCTGGGCTTCGGCGTCCATGGCCATTTGCTCCCGCTTGGCCATGAGGATGAGCGCCTGCTTTTCCTTCTCCGCCTCAATCTGCACCATGGCGGGATTGGGCTGCTGCTGGGCCATTTGCGCCTGCTGTTCCTGCGCCTGCTTCAGCTTGTCCAGAAGCAAGCGTTTCTTTGGCAGGCTCGAGGCTTCAATAAGCACATCAGGCGGTATGGGCATGCCCGCTTGCACCAGTTCAGCCAAACGCTGGAACTGCTCTTCCTGAATGACTGCCGTGTCCGGGGTCGAGTCGATGACAATGTCCACGTCCATGTCGGCGGGCGCGTTCTGCATCTGCATGGCAGGCTGGCCCGTCATGGGGTCAATCTGGGGCATGCCCGTCATGGGGTCCATGGCAGGCTGGGGCACGTTCAAGCCCACGAAGCGCGGGGCATTCTCGTCGTCGGTCACCCGTATCCACTTCGGCTCGTTCCAAAACTGCTTGATGGCGTCCCAGAAGGCCCGATAGCACCTGAGCGTCCAGTCGTCGAACTGCGCCAGAAGCGGGGCCTGTTCGGTGAGGCCAGCCTGCTGTTCGGCCAAGATAGCGCGGCCCGATTGGCTGGCCCCCTGCCGACCGACAATGCCAGGTGTCGGGCTTTGACGGCGCATTTCTTCCTTGGCGTCCCGCAAGAGTTCTAGATGACCGGGAGCCAGGTTCCGGTCGCCCAGCTCCTCAATCTGCCCCTCGCGTGCTTCGATAATCCCGTCCGGCTTCGCCCACTGCTGCCTGACCGTATCAATGTCGATGACGCCGGGGTCAACCCTGAGCTTGGCCACGTTCAGGATATGCACGGCCTTCGAACGCGCCTTGTTGATGGCGTCCTGCGGCCCAAGCATGTCCCTGACAATGCCATAGCGGCAGTTGTCGATGTCCACGTAAGCCGACTGCGCAAGGATGGCACACCGCGGGCGTCCGGTCTTGCTGTCGAGGAAGGGGCTGGGGCCGCTTTCCAGAATGCCGCCTGAGACGAACACACACTTCTCCCAGTCGCCGCCTTTGCGCTTGTACATCTCAAAGCACATGATGCGGCGCGCTCGGCTGTCCACCCACGCCCAGCCGTCCTTCGGTCGGTCGCGGTAGGTGTCGGAAGCGCTCTGGTCGTAATTGAACGATGTGCGGATGGTTTCGGCTTGGTCAGGGTAGAGGTCGATGATGTCCTGCTCGTCCATCCACTTGGCGATGCCCATGTACCTTGCGTCACCAAAGTCCGTGTCGCGGGAATATGGGTCATAGAAGAACTCTTCGGGCCGGATGCGGCGCAGGCCAATCTCAGCCCCCTCGCCCATTTCCGTCACGCCCGCACAAATGCCCCAGACCAGAAAGTCCTTCAGGCAATCGCGGCGCTTTGATTGGAACCGCGTCACGTCCGCCACATAGCGCAGCCCGTCCGTGGCGACTTCGGCGCTATCTTGGTCCTTCGGCGTGCGGCCCCAGCCCTTCGGGTCGGTTCTTCCGCGCTCCACAATGCCGATGATGGCGTTGACGGCAGGCTTCACATGATTGAACGCAAGGGCGGGCTGGCCACGCGCCTCGAGCGTGCGGCGTTCGGCGTCGGTCCACTGGATACCGTCATAGTAGTTCTGCCAGACCTGAGCGTCCCGGCGCGCGCGGTCCAGCATATCCATGGCGACCGTCGCTTTGCGCTTGAGGTCGGCAAGATAGGCGTCCGCTTCTTTCTGGTCATAAGCCATTATGCTGTCTTCCAGTTCTGCTGTGCCGCCAAGGACCGCGTGCGGGCGTAGCGGTCTTCACCCTTGGGAGGGGCCGCCAGCCTGTAAACGGCACTCGACGTGTCAGCGACCGCGCGCCCGATGAGGCTGCAGGCGTCCACTGCGTCGTCATGCTTGCCAGCCGGAAACCGCACCAACTGGTCAATGATGTCATTCGCCCACGGGGCTTTCGGAAACGCTACTTTCCCGTTTGCAGCTAGAGCTTGAAACGCCCGCGCCCGCGTGGGCTTGTCGTGAATGGAACTGACCCACTCCATTGCAACCCATGTCTTGCGTTCTGTCATGCGGCGGTCGAGGACGCCCTCGATGGCCCGCTTGATGACGCCCGCTTCGGAGAACCAAATCAGCGGCTTGTGCTTCGCTACCAGGTCCAACTGCTTGTCTATCCAGACGCTGGCATTCGTCTGCCCGCGCCACCAGTCCAGCGCATAGATGGTGCTGTCAGGGCCAATGCCCCAGACCGCATGCTCCGTGTAGTCGCCCCCTTCGTCGGTCACGGCCAAGTCGCTGGTGCCATAGACGTTGACCTTGGGTAGGTCGTCGTAGCGCTTGAACCAATCGGCCTTGAAGAACGTGCCCTCGTCCGGCTGCGGGTCTTGCTGGTAAAGCGCCGACCAGAAGCGCGGCAGCGTGTTGCGCTTTATGCGCTGCAGGGCGTCTATCGGATAGGCTTCGGGCCACAGGGCTTGGCCCTCGTCGTCAATCGCAGGCAGTTCCACCACTTCCCACTTGTCGCCGCCGTTGGCCTGCTGTTCCAGCAAATAGCCAGACAAGTCGTCTTCATGCATGCGGTGGTTGATGAGGATAACGGCCCCACCCGGCATAAGACGGTTGTAGACGCTGCCCTGATACCAGTCCTTCACCCTTCGCCGTTCGACTGGGCTTTGGGCGTCGGCCATGGAGCCAAAGGGGTCGTCGATAATGAACTCGTCCGCGCCCTTGCCGAGAATCTGCGAGCCAACACCAACCGCATAGAAAATTCCACCGTGCCTTGTGTGCCAGCGGCCTGATGCCTGGCTGTCGTCGGCAAGTTCGACGTGAGGGAACAGTCTTCTGTAGGGTTCGTCCCGAATGATGTTCCGCACTTCACGTCCGAAGTCATGGGCGAAACTTTCTGATGCACTGGCACTGATAATCTGGCGGGTCGGGTTGCGGCCCAACACCCAAGCCGGATAGCGCCGTGAGGCGATTTCCGATTTGCCATGGCGCGGGGGCACCAAGAGCATGAGCCGGTCTATTTCGCGCCGCTCGACCCGTTCCAGGTGACCGGCAATGACCCGGTGGTGGTTTGCGGTCTTGTAGCGGTCGTAACTGTATTCCGTGAACTCAATGAGACTTTGCCGCGCCTTCACCCTTGCGCGCTTCTCCTGCAAGG